GATGAGTACACCTTCTAATTTCATTTTCTAATTTCTGTAATTGCTCACGAGATTTAGAAGTACGTATATCAACAGTTATATTGATTCTAGTAGTCACAAAGTCATAAAGAATATCCGGTATTTCTTCGTTATGTGCAGTCTCGAAAACTAACACATAATCACTTCTACCTAAATCAAGACGCTTACCTCTTTCTGGAGTAGTCTCGGCTATATCTATTATCACAGGTTTAATGTTGTCAGTGTTACCTCTATTCCAATTATCTTTGAACGTATCAAGTACAATTGTAATACCTTCTTTAGCCATATCATTTCACCTTTTGCGGTTTAATTTTCTTTTGGTATACCAAATCCGGTGTTAAGATACCACCTTGATTGATTAATTTATATTCACTTAGCATGGGTGATTCAGTCATCATTCTTTTGTTAATAACCATCTCAACATATTCATCTTTTTCACCTTCACTGTCTTCAGATATACCCGCCAATCTATATTCATCAGTAGTTATTTTTTTACGATACTCTTCAGGTCCTTCGGTAATTGCTTTTTGTACATCTTTTTGTATATCGCTATTTTGATACACTTTAGTCAATTCTTTTAACCAACCATCTTTTGCAATATTACTTTTAACCAAAGAGAACCACCTCTTTATATCTAGCCATCGTTTTATCTACGTCCGCTTTATAGAGTTGTATCTTAGAGGCTAAGTCTACATTTTGAGAGCCTTCAGGTATTAACACACTTCTATCGTCACTCATCAATAAATCAATAGCAACTAATTTAGTACAAGCATCTTCAATAGCCTGTTCAAGATATCTTTCACCATAGATATAGGAAGTTTTAATCGCATTCCACTCAAAAAATGGATATGAATTATTAAAGTAGATAATACCCATCTCATGGTCTATCCACCAATCTCGTAATCTACCTTGGTCGCCACTTGCACTTCCACCTTGTAAATCTATTTTTGGTTGATGTTGTGAAAGTGAACCTGCAACATCTGCCAAAGCACCTATAACTGCTACACAACCAGTAAACGTGGTTGATGTTTTCCCTGTGTAACTAAAAACACGAGTTCCATCAGTAACTACTCCAGCATCTACAAAACTAGAAGCATCTGCAACTGTAATAGTAGTGCTGTTAAGATTACTAAAAGTTGTATCAGCCGTAGAAGTTTGACTTATGGTTACACCGGGTACAGTTGATACAAGACTACAAGTTTCTCCACCTTTTGTACCTCTCATACTAGTAACTTTGACTATACCTGTACCATAATCAGAATTGGCTGAAGCATAAAATTCATTATGAAGTGCAACATTAGCAGTATTACCTTCAAGTGTAAAAGTAGGACTAAAATCAATAGCAGCCTTACTTACTCTATTTTCTTTATTAATTAAATCTGCAAGATTTTGTGCAGTAGTGACTTTATCAAAATCACTTCTCCATTGATTAGTGCCAGTACCTATGGTTAATGTAGCAGCACTACCATTACCCGGAGACATTACAATAGAACCTGTAACTCCTTGTACGCTGTCAGGGATTCGTATACGTGCTTCTGCTGCACCAATTTCTCTATAGTCGTCTCCTTGCCATAGTTCAAGCCTTAATAATTGTTGAACATTTCTAAAAAGCAGTGGAGTCGTCCCTACGTAATCTGTATAGTATCTACGCCTGTAAGGTTTGTATGTATCAAAATTAATATATTCTGCACTGACAAGGTATGGTCTCCAAGCATTATGAGTTTCATTATCTATCTTATCCTGCATACGTTTTATGATAGTCTCTACTTTTGTTTTAGTAAGCCCTCTTGTTCTACCATTAGAAAAAGATGCTTGATTTTGTACATAACCATTATCTGTTGTTTCATATAAACCGGGATTTATCGCAGATGAAAATGTTAGTTTTACACCACCTGTTGATGTAGTTATGCTAGTAATTACACGTTCTAAACCCATAGGGTCAGTATCACTGTAGATGAGAATTGTATCTCCTACACTAAAACCTATGGCTCTGTAATCAGAACCTGTGACAAGAACCGCATTTGCTTCTGCATTAGCAGACATTAACACCGCTTCTTGTGGTCCTATGTCTAACAAATCTGCTACTTTTTGAGCAGTTGTATATACTATTGCATCGGGGTCTAAGGGTCTTGTTTCGCCTTCACCGGGATTGAATACTTGGGGCATACATACAACTCACTTTTAATTAAACCCAAAATCCTGAAGACTAGTTTGTCCTGTGACACCAACTTGAGGTCTAGGTTCAGGTTGAGATTGCGTTGACATATTACTAATGTATTCCATTATTTTATCATGGTCCGGTCCTACCGCATCAATTGCTTGTCGAACCATCTCTGAATGGTCAGGTTGTGATGGTGATACTGGTGGTGGTGATACTGGTGGTGGTGGTGATACTGGTGGTGGTCGTGGTTCATTCGTCTTCATTTGTGCTGCTTGCCCATCTTCATTGAAATGATGTTGCGGATACATACTAGTAAATTTATCATGATGTTCATGGTCGCCGTTAGGTCCTGAGACATGATGTCCATCATTATTAATTGCTAATGGATTCATAGCCATTGTTTTACCTAGTTTTGAATGGTCGGCAAGGAATTTTAAATTATACGGATTTTCTGGACTAACAGCATTTAACATCATACCACTTGTCAATTTATTCTTCGCATCTGCATCTTTATTACCATGCATTCTGTATGCTAAAGAATTAATATATTGAGATAAACTCAAACTATCTTTACCAGTATGTTTTTTACCTAAAGTTCCATGTGATTTACCCTTGTGGTCCATCAATTTCATACCCGCTGGCATGGCTATTTTTTGATGTTTAAAATAATCTCTTTGCTTTCTTGCTTTCATAAAATTCCAAGTTAAATCAAATACTTCATTCATAATCTATTCACCTCGTCTCTATGCCCTTTATTAAATTCCATCGGATTGCCACAAGCCCCACAATCTGCTCTCCACATAAAATGAAGCATTCCACAGTTCGTACATCTAGTACCTGCACCTATATTCAGAACGTCTCCTACATTTTCTGTTCTTGTTCGCTGATTTCTTGTGACACCCTTTAGTGGATGTTCTTTATCAGAAACTTCACCACTGTCATAAGCGGTATCAATTCTAACATTTTGTTTTTGTGCTCTAGTTATGTCATCAATTTCTAATGTTCTAACATCGAAACTCATTCATATCCCTCACTCTCATGCACTACCTGTTAATGATAGTATTAAAAAAACATTACCTAATACAGTGATTGGTTCTACTGCTATTAATGTACTACCGGGTGTAGATGCTGCTGCATCTGTCATTGCTTTACTAACGCTACCTGCTGTATTGTATGTACCGGGTGTAGAGAACTCTTTCGGTGAGAAAGGTCCAATTACTTGTATTTTAGGACTAACTGCCAATTAAAACACCGCCTTAGCGTTGTCCTAATGCCATAAATCTGTATACTTCTGTGTTTACTACTGTTAGTAAAATATCAGTTGCCGGGTCTGTGTCGATTGTTACGACTGGTGTTACTACTACTGATGCTTTTACTGGCATAATAGTAAATGAATCAATAGTTGATAGAAAATCTCCTAGAGACACGGTTTGTGACGTGCCATCTGCTGTAAAACTTCCCGTTACCATCATTAAATTACCCATTACGCTAGGTCTGCTATCTAAAGTTACTGTTGCCATATTTTATCACTCCATTGTTTGTTCTTCTACCACTTCAGCGGCTTCTTCTACTACGACCACAGGTGGTGCTGGATTTAGATGTTCCTCAACTAAACCCAATAATGCACCTTTTGTCCTGTAACCAGCACCGAAAGAAACTCCTTCTGCTTTCAACCATTTCTTGATGTCTCCTACTCTCCAACCGGAGTCAGGTATTCCATCGGCTTTATCATCAACAGTTTTTGCTTCTGAACCTGTTAGTTCATAATCAGAACCTAATGATAATGAATACTTATCACACCATTCTTGTGTGACATTGTATGTTTCACCTCGGTAAACAGTCTTCCCAAATCCTCTCGGACCGGGAGACATGTAATATTTACCGATATACTTTAGTTGTGGCATGAAGAATCACCTTAGTTCAGTAGTAACACCGTTATTTGTGCTACTTGGTTTGCGACTTCAGAGTCTACGATTAGACAAGGTAGTAAACCACCTGTTGCTAGTGGGGCTACAGTATCGTCTGCTCCTACTAGTCCAGTGTTGGTCATTGTTACAGTTATGTCCTTAGCAGCAGTTGCTGAGGCATATCCTACGATTCCTAGAATCTTTGATGCTCCAGCAGAGAACAGTAGAGGTTCTACTGTTCCTGCTTGTACGACGTTTACCGTGAATGTTACCATTCTCAAACTTCCGTTTGCATTTGTTGTGTTAGCGTTTTTTGCGTTAAAGCCAGCAAGAGCACCCGGATATGAACCCGCTGCTGCTCCGCCGTCCAACCATGCTGTTTCGTCGACTGGTGTACCAGTTCTCATGTCTATGTCAGCCAGTATGCTCACTAATGTGAAATCACTGTCTGCTACTTTTATGCTTAATCCTTTATCAGTTGTTGTTGTTGTTGCTACCATAATTTATTCCTCCATTAAATCCTCAATAAACCTTACTTAAGGTCTCTTACACTCCCTTGTGCTCCGAAGAAAGTAGTCCAGATTTCACCCATTGTTCGGTAAAGTCCTTCCTGTCCTAATCTGTTTATTGCGAATGGGTCTCCTGTCTCTATACCAGACTCAAAGTATTGTGTTGGTATTGCTGTACTAAAGTGTAGATAATCTGTATCTAGTAAGTACATTCTTGAAATTCCGTCTTTTGTAACGTCTTTAGATGGAATGATTGGCACACCGTTGTATGTTGCTACGATGAATCCAGCCTCGATTCCCGGTACACCCTTTACTCCATTGTAAGTAGGTGTAACTCTCTTCTCTTCCATGAATCTTTGTTGAGATTGTAATAGTTGTTGTAATCTCATCAATGTGTCATATCCAGTTAGTATAACTTTTGGATTTCCACCACGTACCCATAGTCTTTGGAATATATCATCAAGTTGGTCAAGAGATAATGTTCTCCTGTTACCTGCTGCTCTATCAGAACCACAGTCAACTTCAGCATTTGACCAATCGTTGTCACTTCTGTTTATGCTGTATATATCTAAGTCATTTGCACCACAGTGGTCAGTTCCTACTGAACCACCAGTTTCCATAGTAGTTAATCCACCGGAAGCACCACCATCTGCACCAGTAATTCTATCAAGAGATTCATAGTTATTACCTGCTACGTTTTCGCTGTCGTCTAATAACATTCTATTGATTGATTCTGCGTGATGTTTACCCATTTCTTCTTTAAGAACTGAGCGTATATCTCCCATTCCGTCATCCTTGTCAGCAAGGAAGATAGCAGTTTCAGACATATCGAATGTATGAGCGATTGTCTTTGGTTTTGCTGCTATGTGTTGGAATGTTGGTCTTTGTGTGTCTGGTAATGTTGAGTTTTCTGCAACTCCACCAAGTAATGAACCAGTAGTAGCATCTGAAGGCTTTGCTGTTATAACACGCCATCCTGACCTATCCCAAGGTTTCTTAGGTAGTATACTGAATGCATTGAACTCTTGGTTCAATTGAGACCATACTTTGCGTCCATAAATTGCTTGGTATGTACCAGCAGTTGTAGACAACATTGGGCTGTCGCTTTTCAGTAGTTCACTACCGGAGTATGAGTAACCCATTGCGTTACCCGCACCATAATAGTATCGTTCCATATCAGTTATTGTTCTTACGTAATTTCTTGCCATTTTATTCACTCTCCCTCAAAGACTCGACCTGCGAGTTGATGTACTTCTTCCCAAGACATTTGTGCTAGGTCAGAAGTTGATGGAACTTCATGTTGTGGTTCAGCAGATTTTTGTAGTGTTTCTCCTACTTCTGCTGGTGTACCAATATTGTCAATTCTTTCTGTAAGTAAAGAAATTGCTTTTTGTATATCATATAGAGGACCACGAGAATCAAAAGCAGCGGCTTCAGCCTTTGCTATTTCTTCTGTGCGTTCTGCTTGATATCTCTTTGCGAATGTATCTTCTAAAGAACCACGGAACTCGTTTTCCAAAGCAGCGGCTTTGTAAACTTCATATGCCGCTTCTACATCAGAAGTATCTAAATCCATAGGGTTCAAGAAATCAGATTTCTTTACATTTCCACCGCTGTTGAGTTTAGGGATTG